CGACTTCGAATTGATCCACCGCACCGTCTCGAGCATCTGCGTGGGCGAGCTCACCCAGGTCCAGAGCGCGCGCGCCACCCACTTCGTGCCGACCCGCTGCGCCCCGTTGATGATCCCGCCCGGCTGCTGCGCAGCGGTCCAGAACCCCAGCGCCAGCGCTGACATCTGCGCGCCCTGCCGCACGTAGTTCAACGCCTCTTCGCCGGCATGGCTGACCCCGTCGCCGATGGCAATGGCCTCGACCGTGGCCGCGATCTGTTCTTTCATCGGCGCCCCGATCGCCACGCGCAACGCCTGGTCCAGCGTCTGGTCCTTCAGCAACCGGTTGATGTCGAGGAACACTTCCCGGTGGGTCAAGTCGTGGATCACGTTGTCGACGTGGGTCCAGGCTACGCCCACCTCGAGTTTCATCGCCCCTTTGTAGTGCTCGACGCGCGGCTTGGTGAACCCCTGCTTGGTGGTGGCACTGAGGTAGCTGCCCTTCTTCATCTGCTCGAGCGCTTGCGCCGTCTCGTGCTGCTGCGCCGGGGTGCCGAGGCGCGGGTCATACATGATCGGGTAGTAGCCGCCCGGCTGCTCGCCGAACTTCGTCAGAAACGGTTCGGCCGGCACCTTCTCCGGGCGCAACCCCGTGACGCGTTCCTGCAGGTCGGCGATCTCGGGCCAAAAGGTATTGATGTAGGTGATCGTGCCGTTGACGTAGGCCCACTCCTGCTCGTTCAACGTGTCGATCACGAGCTCATACTGCTGCCGGCTGAAGTTCCGCACCGGGTCGTGCAGCAGCCGGTCCTGCCCGGTCTTCGTGCCCCAGTAGGACGCGATGGCCAAGCGGGCCTCGCGCGGCATCGAGCCCACACCTTCGACGTGCATCTCTTCCTTGAGGCCGAGATACCCGCCCGGCAGCAACCGGATCAAGCGGTCGAATTCGACGGTGGCGGCGGCCTTGCGCACCCGCTTCTGGTCCTCGGCCACGTTGAACGGGCGCACGAACGTATTCCAGAACAGCCCGTCGTCCTTGCCGCCGTCGAGGATCCGGGCAATGGCGCCCAGCTTCAGCTTGCGCGCATACTTCAGCCCGGCCTCCCGCCGCGCCTTGTCCTTGTCGGTGAAAAACTTCACGTCGTCGCCGTGCGGCCGGACCACCTGGCCGGCCTGCTCCACCAACCGGTCCCGCATCACCAGCATGTCGGCCTGGTCGAACAGCTTGGCGAAGTTCGTTTGCCGGCGGGCCCACTTCGCCAGCATGGCAATGTCGTCCGTCAGGTCAAGAAACTGCTCGAGCGGCAGGTCGCGGTAGTCCATCGTCGTGGTGTCGTCCTGCACCATCGGCGACAGTTCTTCGACCGGGTCCCCTTCCCCTTTCCGCCCCGCCAGCCAGGGCCCGATCGCCGGCCGGTTCGCCAGCGTGTCCGGCCGCACGCTGGCCAGGCCGTAGCGCGACACGAACCCGTTGATCTGCGCCAGGAAGTTCCCGCCGGCCTTGCCGAGCGCCTGCTGGACGGTGGTCTTTTCCAGCTGCTTCATGGCTTGTTCACGCTTGGCGATCTGCTGCTTGGCGTTCATGGCCTCGCGATACAGCACCAGGTTCGTGAGCTCGAGCGTCTTCTGGTGCGCGGCGGTTTCCCAGTCCCCGCGCGCGGCAGCCTCGACCGCCAGCCGCGAAGCTTTCTGCATCGCCGCCCAGTAACGATCGGGGCGTAGCTTCCCGATCTGGGTCACCGCCAACTGGCCCTGCACCGCCGCCAGGATCGCGGCCCGCGAGGGAATGGCCCCGCGCATCCGGGCCGCCGCCGTGCGCCGTTCCGCGCGCGCCTCGCGCAGGTCCCGGGCCAGCGCGTCCCGCTCGGCCTTGGCCTGGTCGGTCTTGACCTTGGCTTCGCGCCGGGCCTCGGCGACGAACGGCGCCACCTCCCGCTTGCGCGCGGCGATGGCGCGGAGCTCGGCCTCGATCACCACCTGGCGTTTCTCGTTGGTCACGGCCTGCTCGGCCGCCTCGCTCAATTCATTCGACAGCAGCAGGGACCCGTGCTCGGCCAGCATCCGCCGATCCGTCTCGGCTTCGATCACGGCCTGCATGTCCGGGGCGTCGGTGAGCGCCGTCACCATCTGGTCGCCGCCGGCGAACCCGAACATCTCGGCCAGGTCTTTCGGGTCCGTCCCCACCTCGCCGGGTTTGGCGAAGATCCCGCGCCACCGCTTCTGCAGCGCCTGCACGCGCTCCTTGCCGTAGAGCACCACGGCCGCGGCCCGGTCCATCCGCGACGGCACCGGCGGCTGGCCCGGGGTCAACGACTCCCCGCCGGGCGTGGTGCCCCGGCGCATGGCCGCCACCGCGCGATACACCGGGCGCTGGTGCACCTCGTCGGTCACCTGGGCCTGGACATTGGCGCGCTGGGCCTGCCACGCCTCGGTCTGCTCGCGCGCCACCTCCTGCTGCAGTTGCGCGTCGAGCGTCTCGATCGCCTCGGTGTGCGCGTCGACGCCGGCCTGCCGGTAGGCCGCGAACCACCCCGGCGACATCTTCGCGTCTTGCTCGGTGGCGAAGAGCGGCACCACGTGGCCGTCCGCCTCGGCCTCGGCGATCTCCGCGTCGGTCGCCAGCAGCCGGTCGAACACTTTCTTGAGCTCGGGATGCACCTCGCCGCCGAGGCGCACGTAGTTCTGGTAAACCCGCAGCAGCCAAGTGCGGAACGCCACGAACAGGTCCCGGTGCTGGCGGCTCGGGGCGTGGCCACTGCGCAGGTAGGCCACGAACTGGTCGGCCCAGCGCTCGTGCTGTTCGGTCGTGAGCTCGCCGAACGAGCGGGCCCCGAGCGTCTGCAGCGCCTTGTTGTAGTTGGCGATCACGCGCGCGTGCCCGGGCGTGCGCTCGGCCTCGGGCACCTTCAGGGCCCGCTGCGCGGCGTCGTGCAGCACGCGCATGAAGGCGTGCCCGAGCTCGTGCAGGGCGGTCGACGGGTTGGCCTGCGTAAACAGGTTGATCCGCATCTTCCCCGTGCGCGGGTTGTATTGGAAACTGCCGCGCCGTTCCTCGTCCTCTTGGAACACCACGTCAAGGTCGGCCGCGGTTGCTTCGATCGTGTCCCGGCGCGCGCCCTCGTCATGCTGCGGGTAGGTCCGCACGTCGAGGCCGGCGGCTTCCAGCGCCGTGCGGATATCCGGCGCCACAGTGTCCGGCACCACCGCGGCTTTGAACTCGGACAGGCCGATCGCGCGCGTGTGCTTGACTTCGAAGTATTCAGTCGGCAGCGTCTTCAGCGACGTGAGGAAGTCCCCGATCTCGGCCTGCACGTCCGCCGGCACGTTGGCGAACGCGTTGTAAATGAGCGCCCGCGACAACCCCATCTTCGTAGTGTCGTAGAGCAACTCGACCACCGTCCGGTCGCTGACCGAGTGCAGATGATACGGGCTCAGTTTGTCGCCGAGCTCATCGACCCGCGTGTTGATCTGTTCCTTGTAGGTTTGGAACACCTCGTTGGTGACGATGCGCGCGCCGGCCTCGCGCCGAACTTGGTCCAGCGTGCGAAATTGCGGGGTGACCCGCGCGCGCACCTGGCCAATGCCGTAGAGCATCTGCGAGCTTTCCCCGCCGCGTAGCCCGCGCTTCATTTGCTGGACGACGTTTTCCAGCGTGTGCGGTTTGGTCGGCCGGACGTTGCCGCTCTCGGTGCGACCGCGCTCGATCCGTTCCTGCGGTTCCAGACTGTCCCAGAGGCCCTGCACGTATTCACTGAACGCCGGCCCTAACTGCGCGTTCTGGATCTGCATCCGCCACAGCGCCTGGGACCGGTGGTAGTCGATCTGGCCAGTCTCCCTATCGAACACCACCTCCATGACCGGGGGCGCGGGCCGTATCCCCTGCCGCTCCAGAAACTCCAGATGCACCGAGCTCAGTTCATACAGGACCCCGATCCCCTGCTCTTCCAACGCCTCCAGTTCTTGGTCATCGTCGATCGCTTCGTCCGCGATCGCTTTCCATTTCTTGACCAGCGGCCCCAGCACCCGCTTCATCGCCTTCCGACTGAGCTTGCGCACGATCTCCGGGTAGCGCGGGCTGTAGATGTCCGCACCAAACACCTTCGCGCCCTTCGACGGGTCGGCCAGTTCCCGGTCCCCCAGCAGCGTGATGTTGCCGAACCCCTCCAGCGCCTGCGCCACGCCGGTAATAGCCAGCGAGGGCACGGCGAAAAACCCGCCCAGCTTGCTCAGGACCTGGCGCAGTTTCCGTTCGGTGGTGTTGTGTTGCAGGATGAGCGGCGGGGGGCCCGCCGGCACGCCGGCATTGAGGCCCCAACTGGTCATGATCTCGGCAAACCGTCCCGGGCCGAGGTTGGGATACTCGCGCAGGATCGTCACCAGGCCCTCGACCATGCGGGCCGCGAACACCGCGTCGTCGGGCAGCCGAATGCCGGCTTCCTCCAACGCCTCCACGAGGCGCATCGCATCCGACGCCGCGGTCTGGTCGCTAGCGCGATACAGCCGCAGGGCCGCGCGCGCCTTGCCGGTCGGCTCGAGCGGCTGCCCGAGTTCGTCTACGTCTTCGTCGGCGAAGGGGTCGACTTCTTCGGCGGCGGGATCAACGCCCAGGCCTGGTCGTATTCCACCGCGTTCCGCGGCACCTTGCCCTCCAATTGCCGCGGGATCGTCGAGCGTAGCTCCGGGTCGAGCGGGAAGTCGGGCCCCTCCCCCATAGTGCAGGCGGCCAGGTAGCTCGCCTTCGTCAGGGGCCAGCCCTGCTCCAGCATCAGCCCAAGATGGTCGTCCCATCGGGCGCGTTCGTTCAATTCGCGCAAGGATCTTTCGTCGAGTGGCATCAATGTCTATTGTGCCAGACGTGAACTCCTTCCAGATCGCCTGCACGTCCGACAGCAGGACCTTCTCTGCCTGGTTTTTCACTCTTTTTTCGGCGGCCGGGAACAGCAGGCGCACCGCTTCCCAGGTCACCGACTGCACCTCGCGCGCGGTGATCGGCGGCAACCCCTGCGCACGCCGCTCGTCGGACAGTTGTTTCGCCAACCGGAAGTAGCCCTCGGCCACCACCACGTTCAGACCCATCAGCCCGTTCTCCTTGATCCCGGGCGGGGCGTCGAGCGTGTTGGCCACGAACCGGTCGGTGCCGGCCAGCGGCTGCATCACGAAGGCGGCCGCGGCGTGCGTGTCGATCGTCACCACGTTGGCGTTCGACGGGTCCACCAGGTTCATGTAGAACGAGCGCACCTTGTGCTTGCCGCCGAGGCGCGCGTGGATGTTCAGGGCGCTGCCGTTGTCCAGCACCGCGATGGCATTAGCGATCTGCGGATAGGTGCCCCAGCCGACCCGCATGTCTTTCGTGCGCCCGCGCGCGTCCGGGTTCGTCTGCATCCGCTCTTGAAACCCGCCCTCGGGCGTAATGACGTGATACCAGCGCTGGTCCGCGTTCTGCTGCTCGTCCACCTCGCGCAGCATGATGGCCTTGCCGGGATAGCCGATCTCGGACCACGTCCGCCCCAGGTAGTTCGCCTCGGCGTAGGCGATCTTCTTCTCCTGCGTGGCGCGCGTGAGCTCGAGGTTCTCCTTCTGTTTCTTGGTCAGCTTCTGCGTGCGCACCCGCTTGGCGAAGCTGTCGAACATCGCCTGGTCGAAGTCGGGGTTACTGAGCTCTAACTGCGCGAACAGGTCCGCCACCCGGAACGCCAGGTTCATGTTCTTGAACCAGTCCATCTGCGGCGACAACGAGGCGATCAGGGCCGCGCCCTGGTTGATCGACAGGTTGTGCCGGTCGGCAATGCGCTGCGCGAGGTTGTGCCCGCCCTGATACCAGAGCCGGGCGCGCTCGCGGATCTCCGGTTCGAACAGGTCCCACAGCCACCGCAGGTTCTCGGTGCCGCGCTGGATGAAGTCCTCGATCACGCGCCGGTCGCTCCGGCGCTTCTCCTGCGGGGTGAGCATTTCGAACGAGCGCAGCTTGTCGGCGTAGCGCTTGATCGCTTTCGGATGCGAAGCCAGCAGCACCGGTAGCTGCGTCGTCAGCGGGTCGGTGGCCGGCTGCGCGTCCGGGCCGTCTGGCACGCGCGTCGAGATATACAGCACCCGGCCCACGAACTTCAGCGGGGCCACGGCCAGGTTGTAGAGGTTCAGTTTGTAGGCTTTGGCCTTGGCCTTCTTCGGCTTCGGCGCCGGCTCCGCGCCGGGCTCGACGGGCTGGTCGAATTCCTCGAGTGCTTCGTCTCGCGCGATCCCGACCGCTTCGCGCGCGTCCTCGAGCAGCCCGGCCGGCAGGACCTGCTCGGCCTCGTCGCTGGCCAGCCAGTCCTCAAGCGAGCGCGCCACGTCGGTGTCGGCGCCGGTGTTCTGCGCCACGTCGCTGACGTTGCGCGTGGCCTGCGCAAACGCCTCCAGCACCCGCGTGGCGGCCTCGTCGCCGAGCCGCTCGCCGAGCTCGCGCTCCTGCTGCTCGGGGTCGAGGATCCGCCAGACAGCGTCCTCGACCGCCGCGGCCTGCGCTAGGCTGCGCTGCTGCTCCGCTGCTGCGGTTTCGGCTTCGGCCGGTGCGGTGACCGCTTCAGCGGCTTGGCCGGGTGGGATGGTGGTGTCTGGGGCGGGGCCGGGGCCAGGTGCAACTCCGGGCCCAGCAGCAACCGCCGCAGCCGCTCCCTGTCGAAGGGCATTCTGTGCCTCATCTTGGGGCACCTGACCCTCAAGCGTCAATGGCTGGGGTGTGCCCGCCTCGGGGGCGACTGCACTGGGTGTGCCAGTCGGGGCCGCCGCCGGGCGCGGGCGGGCCGCCGCCGCGATGCGCGGGTCGATCGTGCTGCGCACCACCAGCCCGTAGTCGGCGGCCAGGGCGCGGATGTCCTCGCCCATGTCGACCGCCGTCTGCCCGACCCCGGCCGCCCACAGTCGCGCCACCTTCACCGCGTCCCCGCGGGTGTAACGCCGGGTCAGCACCAGTTGGTCGGCAATGTCCTTGGTGACCGCCGCCAGCTGCTGCTGCGGCGTCTGCGGGGTTGGCTCCGCGCCCTCCACCGGGGCCCCGGCCTCGGCCGGCGTGTCCTCGAGGTTCTCGAGCTCGCCGATGGCCGCGCGCGCCTTGGCGAATTCGCGCGCCTCGATCCCGTTCCACTCCCGCGGGGCCACGCGCAGCATGTCCGCCAGCGCCGTGTTGTGCTCGGTCGGCGCCAGCATGGTGCCGTAGCGTTCGATCGGGATCTGGAGGTCGACGCCAGCCTGCTTCGCTTTCTCGAGCGCGCCCGCTTCCCCGAGCACCGAGTCGGCCATGCCGTCCGGGTCAATGTCCTGCTTCTGCCAGTACTGGTCCCAGAGGTCGGTCGGGGCGTAGACGTAGGGGATGGAGCGCCCGGCCGCGCGCTTCAGAAAGGCCTGGGCGGCCTCGGGCGCGTCCTTGACCGTGTCGCTCGCCGCCGCCACGTCGCCAAACGTCGTGAAAAACTGCGTGATCGCCGGGGCGTCTTTGGCCTCGCGCACCCCGCGCACCGCCTGCGTGCCGGCCGGCAGCCCCACGACCAGCGACATGGACGTGGCCGCCTCGAGGTATTCGTTTTTGACTTCGGTGACGATCTCGGGGAGCGTGCGGTGCGTCGGCTCGTCCTCGGTGGCGGCCTTGCCGAGCTCTTGGGTGACGATGGCCACGATCCGCTGCAGCGCCTCCATCGGCGCCTCTTTCAAGAGCAGCGTCTGGGCATACACCTTGCCGGCGTGCGCGAGCGCGGCCACCACCGTGCGCCGGCGCAGGATCTCCTTGATCGCCCGGCGCCCCACGGCCCCGACCATCTTCTGGCCGACCGGGGTCTTCTTGAACGCCTTCACGAGGATCCCGATCTCGCCCACCTCGAGCACCCCGTTGATCGCGCCACTGGCCAGGGCCGCCGCGCGTGCCGCGTCCGGGTCGATCTTGCGGCCCTGCGCGTCTTCGAAGTCCTTGAATTCCTTCCAGGCCGCGCCGGCCTCCTGCGTGGCGGTGTCCTCCCAGATCCCGACTCGGCCCGTGTAGCCGGCGGCGATCGACCCGACGCCGCGAGCCACCGTCAGCGGGGGGCCAATGGCCCCGCGCGCCAACAGCGCGGCCCCGCCGCCAACCACGAACCCCCCGGCGTAGCCCATCGCCGCGCGCCGGCCGCCGCTCGCCATGCCGAGGATGATGTTCGGCAGCACGCCAATGTTCCCGGTGACCGCCTTGCGCCACCACTGGTTCCCCACGTCGAAGTCGCTGTTGACCGCCACTTCGTTTTCCAACTGGAGCATCGTCTGCTCTTCGGCGTCGGTCAGTTTGTAGCCCTGCGCCTCCCGCGCGCGCAGGATGTTGGCCTCCCGTTCCGCCATGCCCGTCCACCAGGCACGGGACGGCATGGTGGACAGCCACTCCCAGAGGCCGAGGCGCGGCAGTTCGCCGGGCTTGCCGCTGATGGCCGCGGCGTCCGGGTGCTCGGCCAGCCACGACGCCAGGCCGGGCGAGCCGGCCGTGATCGCGCTGTAGGGCACCAGCGCCTCGCGCGCCTGCTTCTCGAGCGCTGGCACCTGCTGGCTGTCGATCCAGGCCGGCGGCACGCCCAGCACCTTGCCAATGCCCTGCGCCTTGACCCGCGCGTCCCGGTCCTCGTCCTGCGCCTTGAGGCGCTGCGCCCGCATCCGGGCTTGCAGCGGGTCGATCCAGTCGCCGCTGACAACCTCGTCGTAGGGGTTGAACGGGCGCGGGGTCGCCGGCTTGACCGGGGTGGGCCCCGGCGGCAGGGCTTTGACCGCTTCGTCGTAGGGGTTCTGCGGCATCAGCGCGGCCCCTGCAGGCGCGGCGTGGCGGGCGGTGGCGCCTTGGCCGGCTTGACGTAGGCTTCAGCCGCTTCGACCGTCTTGAACTTGCCCAGGTGGTTCCCGGTCTGCTTGTATTGCGCGATGGCCGCCGTGGCGCTCAACGGCCGGCCGTCCGGGGTCACGGTTGGGATCAGGACCTGCAGCCCGCCGTCTTGGTAGGTCATCGTGCGCGCCAGGTTCGCCTGCGTGACGGTGCCGGCCTCGACCGGTTTCACCGCCGACTGGGGCTTCGGCGCGGCGGGGGCCGCGGGGGCCGCCGGCGTCTGGCCTGGCAGCGCCGGCGCGCTCGGCTTGCCGCCGACCCCGTATTTGCCCAACTGGGTCCGATACGCCGAGGTCACGCGCCCGTCCGTGGCCGCGTTGCGCACCGGGTTCTGCGGGTTGTGGTGGTTGATCGACTCGACGATCTCCTGCACGTCCGCCGCCGGGATGTCTTCGAACCGGATGTCCGACCCCCGCCGCACGTCCTTCGACCAGAACAGCGGGTTCGACAGCGTGTGCTGCACGAGGTTCTGCTTGATGATCTGCTCCCACTCGGGGACCGTCACCGGCTTGCCGTTGCGGCCGGGCGCGAAGGCCAGGATCCGGCCGTCCAGCCGCACCCGCGCCATGATCTCGGCCGTGCGCGGGTCGTTCGGCTTCATGTCGTTGGCGGCCAACTGCGCCTTCCACACGTCGGCGAAGGTGAATTCGCCGGCGTAGATCTCGGCCAGTTTTTTGTCTTCCCCGGCCAAGGCCGCCGCGCGCCCGCGCAGCGCCTGCTCGTAGTCCTCCTTGGTCAGGTAGCCGCGGATCCCGGGCGCCTCGAGCTTGAGCGCAGCAAACGCCTTCGGGTTCGTCGACGCCATGGTGATGATCCCGGCCAGGACATCCGGGTCGCTCACCTTGGCGTAGGGGGACGGCGGCCCGCCGCTCTCCCGGCTGGCCTGGATGTTGGCGATCACCGCGTTCCAGTGCGTGGTTTCGCTGCTGCCAAAATCCTTGCGCCAGTGCGCCGGGATCGACAGAAACGTCGGGTTGCGACTGTTCAGCAGGATCTGCGTGATCTCGTGGTCGCGCGCCTTGATCGCCGCGTTCTCGGCCATCTGGTCGTCGGACTGTTCCTGCCGGATCAGGTCGAGCACCAGGTCCCGTTTCTTGCCCGTGTATTGCTGCTTGGCCGCTTCGCGCTGCTCGCCGACCGACAGGCCTGACTTGTCCAGCGTGTCGAACGCCTCTTGCGCCTGCGCGGTCAGGTCTTCTTCGTCGACCAGTTTCTCGAGGTCGGCCAGCTTCTCGCCTTCGATCGCGCCCTGTTTTTTGGCCGCTTCGAACAGCGTGCGCGCCTTCTTGTTCTGCTTGGCCACGACCAGCGCGTTGATCGCGCCCACGTTGACGTTGCTGCCGAACACGAACTTGGCGCGGTCGGTCTTCTCCTTGCCCCAGCCCAGGAGCCGGCCCTGGTCCTCGATCGCCGCCATCCCCTCGCGAATGTGCTTGGTCATTTGCAGCGGGTCCTGCACTTCCGCAATGGCCAGCGACTGCGAATTCTCGATGCGCGCCGTGTTCTCGTCCACCATCAGTTGTTGCTGCTCGCCGCTGGTGTGGCGGTAGAGCGTCAGCATGGTCGAGTCTTGGAGCTCGGCGTTGATCTCTTCCCAGGCCAGGCGCTGCTCCGGGGTGTTGATCTCGGGCTCGATGTCCTCCCCGAACTTCTTGAGGTCTTGCTGGGCCTTCTCGGGCAGCAGCAGCGCGTTCTCGCCCTTCACGGTCAGGTAGCCGGTCTTCGGGTCGTAGATGTTCTGGCGCTTCCACACGTCGGCGCGGTTCTTCAGGCGCATGACGGCGGTGCGGTTGGCGTCGGCGCGGGCCTGCTCGGCGGCCTCGATCCGCGCCCGTTCGAACCGGCCGGCCAGGACCCCGCCGGTGTAGCCGACCTGCTGCAGCGCTTCGCCGACGTTGCCCTGCGCCTGCGCCAGCGCGGCCCCGGCGGCCACCGGGGTCAGCACCGCCCGGCGCCGAGCGTTGGGGAGCGGCTGCGGGCCGACTTCGCGATGAATGCGTGGCACCGTTGGCATCAGCGTGGCCCCGGAATACGCGGCAGGGTATACATCTTCGACGGGTAGTTCTGCGCCCGGTTGACCAGCGGCTGGCGGTCACCGGGGTGCCCGTAGCCATAGCGCGCCATGGAGTAGTTCAGGCCGGTCGTGAGGATCCCGCCAGCGCCCTGGATCAGCGCGGCATTCGCCTGCGCGCGCCCAGCCGCCGCCAACTGCACGCCTTCCTGCCGCGCATACAGCGCCCGCTTCCGGTTGTCGTAGGCCTCGACCTGGTAACCCCAGGCCGTGCGCGCGGCGTTGCTCGTGATCTGCAGCGCGTCCATTTCCGCCACCGCCGCGGTATCCGCCTGCACCGCCAGGGCGCTGCCGCTCGACACGTCCACGCCCTGGCCGGCGTAGCCCGCGCGCTGCGCGCCGATCACCCCTTCGATCTGTTCCTTGTAGCGGTCGGCTTCGACCGCGCCCTGCTCCTTCGCCTCCTGCGCGCTGATGTCCGCCACCGCGGCGTTGTAGTCCATCAGGTCGGCTTCGGCGTTGGCGGCGGCTTGCGCGGCTTTGCCGCCGCGCCGGGCCGCGCGCACCGACTGCGCCGTGCCGGCCGCACTCGTCGCGGCCGAGGCAATCAGCAGCGCGGTCGTGATCGATATGCCAGGCATGTCAGGCTCCCACTTCAATGAACGGCAGCAAGGCCAGGATCGTCAGCGGGGTCGGTTCGGTGTGCCGGATGATGAAGCGCCCTTCGTCGTCCCACGACGCCAGAATGCTCATCTCGAGCGACTGGCTCACCAGCACGCCGGGCGTCTCCCAGGTCTTCCGCTGCTGCTGCGTCAACGTCGCCTCGGTCTTGCCGGCCCAGAACCCCTGCACGCTCCGGTCGACGATCGCGGTGATGCCCTGGACGCGCTTCTTCTTCGCGCGCACGTTGCTGCCCTCCACGTCGAGGCTCAGGCTTTCGAACGTCGGGTAGGGGATCGGCAACCCGACATGCACCACGCTGGCGGCACTCGGCAGCGTGATCGCGTTCCCGCTCACCACGTAGCCGCCGGTCGTTTCGTGGCCGTTGGCCAGCACCACCCCGTCCGCCACGACCGCCACGCGCATCCCGTCCAGGTGCGAGAGGATGTCGATCGTCGTCGTCTCTGACCCGCTGTAGGTCACGCCGCTGTCGGCGAAGAGGCAGCGCGCGGCGAGGTTCGCCGCGGTGATCCCTTCGCGCTGGGCCAGACGCTCGATGTAGCGCGTGTCGTCGCTGCCAACCGTCCGCCGGACCACCAGATACAGCACGTCCCCGGTTTCCTCGGGCAGCACGCAGATGTCTTCGATCACGTCCCCGTCGCCGGTCGTGTGCCGATGCCACGCCCACACGTTCTCGGTGGGAATGAACGTCAGCCCGAGCAGCACCCCGTCTGACCCGAGCGCCCACACGATCGAATGCGGGTCTTTCGAATAGACCACCTTGATCACCGTGCGCGACTCAAACAGGTGTTGCGCCATGACCGTCAGGTCGGTCACCGACGTGCCCTCCTGCCCGCCGAGGTCGAACACCAGCACCATATGCCCGCCGCGGTGGATATACACCGCGCTGTTGCCGACCGTCGTGGCCGGCGCGCGCGCGGCCCCGCCCTCGCCCTGGTTGCGCGCGTTGATCGCGTCCGGCCGGATCACCCCGTCCTGCCCGTCCCCGAACAGCACCACCGGCCCGCTCTCCGTCAGCAGCACCAGGTTGTCGAGCGGCACGAGCTCGCGCACCACGTTGTTGTCGTTCGACGCCAGCGTGAAACTGATCGCGTCGTCGTCTTGGATCGGCGAGCTCATCGTGAAGTTGGAGCGGAACCCGGTGCGACTCATCTCGACGCCGGCCGGGTTGTTGTCGGTATAGCCGAACACCCGGCGCTGCTGGTAGATCGTGCTCATCTCGGGCTTGTCATACGTGCCGGCAAACGGGTTGCGCTGCACGGGTGGGGTGCGCGTGAAGTCCGGCGCGAATCCCACGTCCTTGAAGTTCTCCTGCTCGGTCGCCTTGCCGATGTAACCGAACGTGTTGTTCCCGAACGGGTCGAGGTAAACGTTGTATTCGACCGCGCCGGCCACCGCGGTCCACGTCAGCACGACCGGGTAGCTCTCGGTCGGGATCTGCGTGTTCGCCACCACGATCACGGCAGACGGCAGGCTCTCTTCGTAGGTGACCTGGTCCACGGCCGTCACGAGGTAGCGGAACGTGCGGTCCCCCGGCACCGGGTCGTGGCTCGCGTCACTGCCGGTCGGCGGCTGCGACGGTTCGCCCTCGAGAAACGAGTCGGTGGGGGGCGCGTCGATACTCGGGTCCGTCTCGACCGGCACCAGCACCCAGCGCGGGGCGCTCGCCAAGGTGTTGGTGTTCTGCAACTCCATGGGCGCGAACCCCGGGTGCGTGATCGTGATCAGCGCGCCGGTCTGGCTGAACCGCAGCGGGGCCGGGCTGTTGAACGCGCCAGACGGATACGGGGTCGGGATCTCGTAGATGGTCCCCGGCAGCGGATACCAACTGCTGTCGCTCGGGTCGGTCGGGTCGCTCCCGCTGTTGTCCGCGGTGGCGTAGTAGATCACGCCGCTGATGGTCACGAGGTCGCCCTGCAGGTAGCTGTCGCTGCCGCTCCAGGCCGGGACCGTGCTCTCGAGGATCTCGACCGGGGCGCCGTTCTGATGGAACCGGAAGTAGTAGTCCCCGGCCTCGATCAGCACGGCCTGGTCCGCAGCACTGAACGTCCACGGGTAAATGAACACCAGGTTCTCGGGGTCGCCGGCCGTGGCGACGTATTGCGTGCCGGCGCGGTTGCTGATCCCGCCGCTCTTGCGCACAAAGAAATTGACCAGCGCCCGGCAGCCCTGCGTGTAGCGCGCCACGTCCGCGCGCGCGTGTAGGCTCGGGTCGAGCTCGCCGCCACTGAAGGCGCGCTGGAAGGCGTAGTCCGCCAGGCCCATGGCCTACGTCCGGCTCCGGGTCCAGCTGGCCTGCCCGTGCGGCGGTTGCTGCCCCTCCTGCGCGGCCACGGCTTTGGCCTGGTCGAGGATCAGCATGAACATCTGCATACACTCGGTGGCGGTCTTGGCGGTGCGGGTCAGGCCCGGCGCCATCAGCCCGGCCAGCCGCCAGCCGAGCGCGTCTTCGAACAGCGCGTCGAAGAAGTCCTCCGAGCACTCGACCAGGGCCGTGTATTCCAGCACCGCATACGGCACGTTGGTGTAGATCAACGGCACGTCGTTGACCCCGTTCCACGTGCGGCCGACCCGGAATTCCTGCGGGGCCGGGTCGAACCCGCGCCCGGCCCCGCCTTCGGTCACCAGCCGGCGCGCGTGCAGGCAGTCGATCGGATACCGGTAGGCATAGACCCACTCATCGGCCACCACCGGGTCGCTGTCGCTGCCGTCGACGAGGTTCATGTAGCCATCGACCGCGTTGATGCCGCCGGCATACTTGGTGGCGAACGGCCAGTCCCAGTGCCGCAGCGAGGCGCGCAGCGCCAGGTCCCAGAGCTCGGCCGCGGTGTAACCCTCGGCGGTGGCTTCGTCGAGGTCGGTGATAAAGCGCGTCTGCCCCAGTTTGGCCAGCGCCTGGTTGGTGATCTGCAGCCTGGTGCTCAAGCAACACTCGCAAACGTCGGGGGCATTCGTGAAGGTCACCGTGACGGTTTCCCCGACTGACACCGTCAGGTTCACAGAGGCGCTGCCGTTGTTCACCACCGTCGAGGTCAGGTCCCAGCCGCTCAACGGCGCTTCGCTCACCCCGTAGCCGGTGCCCGCCGGCACGTCAGTGAACACCATGCTGTCGCCAGGCTCAAGCGTGAATGTGTTGGGGTCGAAGGCGTCCGCCGGGGACATGGTGAAGGTGAACACCGGCGTGTCGCTGCTCGCCTCGGCCAGCGCGGCCTTCACCACCGTGATCGTGCCGGTGGTCGGCTCGACCACGTCGCTGTCGTCGCTGCCGTCGCTGTCCGACGTGTCCGGCGTGCCCATCTCCGCCGGCAGCGCCCAGAACGGGCACGAGTGCTCGGGGCCGAACAGTTCCGCGTCCGGGTCGTCCGGGTCCACGTAGCCGAAATAGCTGCGCCCCTGCACCTCAAATTCGGCCCCGGCCACGTCACCGGTGTTGGGGTCCAGTTCCAGGTAGCTGCTGGTGAAGACGCCCGGCACGCCGGCATACAGTTCGTTCTGGTTGAACAGCCGCAGCCAGAACATGTCGGGGTCGTTCAGGCTGTGCGCGATGCGCGGCACGCTTGAACTGGTGCCATCGGTCAGGGTCACATCGAACGTCGCCAACTGCGTGCCGTCACCGTCGTAGTGCCGGATCGTCAGGGCCGCAGGGGCGCTGAACTTGCTGAACCCGAACACGAACGTGCCGTCCGAGAGCGCGAGCGCCTCCTTCAACGGGCGCCGGCCCGTGATCCCTGGCGCCCACGTGCCTAGGTCAATGTCGTTCTGGAGGTCCCAGGCCTTGATCGGCGCCCCGCTGGTATCTTCCTGATACAGCAGGATCGCGTTCGTCAGGCCCAGCGACACCACCATGTTCCGCGGCTGCACGCCAATGTCGCGGGTAAACCCGGTCAGCACGCCCGTGGCCCCGTCGATCCCGTAGACGATGCCCGCGACGTTCACGAAAAACGTGTCGTCGCGGTTGCTGGTGATCGGGCATTCGTAGTCGAAGGCCGTGTCCAACCCGGCCACCGTCGCCACCAGCGCCGGGGTCTGGTCGTACAGGTGGAAGTGCCCCTCGTCGAGGTCGAGGATCAGGCTGTAGCCGTTGGGCAGCACCGCCCCGCGCTCGCAGGCGATGAACGTCGGGGTGACGTAGAGCACCCGCCCGTCCTCGGCGCTGATCACCACGCCAGGCGTGTAACTGCCGTCGCTGCCGGTCGTCCACGTATCGGTCGGGATAAACAGACTGCCGATCGGCGCCCCGGCCGTGGGGGCGCTCTCGATCGTGATCGTCAGGTCCACGCCACTGTTGGGCGCGACGACGCTCGCGTCCATCACCTTGAACCAGTAGGTGACACCCGGCACCACCGCGACGACGCCGACTCGCCGCTGGTCTTGGATGGGGATCGGCCACTTCGTGGTCAGCGAGCCGGGGTCGTCGCCCCAGTAACACTGGGTGAAGGGGTTGAAGATCGTTTCGTCGGTCGTGTTCTGGCGAAACGCCAACTCCCGGTCAGCCTCAACGGCGGTGTATTTCCACCACAGTTCCTCGACCACATCGACCGGCGCCTCGACCGTAATCGAATACGGCAGATACTCGATCTCGATGGCGTCGGCCGCGCTGGTGTTGAGGTTCGGCACGGCCCGGCCTGCCTACTCCAGTAGCTTGTCGGGGTCGGCGCCCAGCGCCTCGTCGTCGGTCTGCGGGGCGGCCAGGCCGGCGCGCGGGTCCAACGTCGGCCGCGTCCCCTGCGCCGTCCGCGGCATCCCCGGAATCCCGCGCTTCACCGCCGCCGCGCGCGGGAACGGGAACGGGTCCGGCGCAAACGCCTTCGGGTCCTTCGGCGGCACCTCGTCCGTCACCTCGAGCATTTGCCCGGGCTTGAACTTGCGCGGGTCCGTCAGCGTGAACACCTCGCCGGCCCGGATCCGGCGGTTCTCGTGGAACAAGGGCTTGAGCGCCTGCACGCGCAAGGCGGCCCCGCGCAGCCGTTGCGCGTGTCCGGGCTTGGCGGCCCCGCTGGAGGGCTTCAGGCCCTGGACCGGGCCGAGGGCCTGCTCGTGGCGCACGAGCTCGTGCTCGGGCAGCAGTGGCTCTTCCGGGGGCGCGGGCTCCGGCGCGGGCCGGCCGTGGGCCGGTTGCTTGATCGGCATCAACAACTCCTGTCAGAAAGGCGGGGCGGGCGGGGGGAGGCACCCGCCCCACGGTCGGGGTTACTCGGTCTTCTCGGGTTGCGGCTTCTCGGTCGACAGCGTCTGCCGGTTCGCCAGCGACGGCGGCGGCACGCTCGGTGGCTCACCGGGGTCCGGCAGCGCCTCGGGGTCCGCCTGCGCGTTGCTGGTGGCGTTCCCAAAGTCGTGGTCCTTGCGCTGCTGCGGGGTCAGCCCGTCATGCGAGGCGAACACCCCCGGCACCATGCCCTCGGCGATCGGCCCCGGCTCGAGCGGTTCCTCGCGCGTGTCCTTCGGGTCGTAGTCCACCTCGATCATCTGGTTGGCCTTGAACTTCCGCGCGTCCTTCAAGGTGAACACCTCGCCGGCGCGAATGCTCCGGTTCTGATACCAGAGGTCCTTCAGGGCCTGCACTTGGAGGCGTCCGCCCTTGCTGCGTTCCTCGTGCCCGGGGCGCTCGTCGCGCTGGTCCGGGTCCCGGTTCTCGGACACCTCGCGCGGCTTCACCTCGTCCGGGTCCCGCGGCCGGGTCTGCTCGCGGATCTTCTGCAGCCGCGCCTCCTGCGCCGGGTCCCGCCGGTGCTCGTCGCCGACCTTGGTCTTGTCGCGTGATGCCTGACTGCCGCTTTCCTCGCCACGGGCCCGCGCTGGACGAGCCGCGGGAGTGGGGTTAGTCGTCTGAGCCATGGTCTAGATCCTCGCTGCCACCAGTTCGCGGTGGCGGCCGGGAAGGAAGAGTGCGTGCTGCAGCCGCGTCCCGTAGCGCGTCTCCAGCAGCCGGAGGGCGGCCTGGTCCGCCGGCACGTGCCCGCGGGCGTCGATCCGTTCCCCCGGCAGGTAGGCATACCCCGGGTTCCAACTGAACCCGAGCAGCCGCACCTCTGCCGCCTCTGCCAGCAACGCGAATGCCGCCGCCGTCACCCCGGCCGACATCGCGTCTTTCGTGTCCTTGTGCGGCCGGGCGCCGGCGTGCACCTCGAGCAGCCGCCGGTCCAGTTGGGTCAGCATCTCCCAGCGCTCGACCGTCGTGCCCTGCGTGCGGAAGATGCCTAACGTGGTGCGCGGGGCCTCCGGCTCACGGGCCAGGAACACCACCAGCGGCACGGTCTTGCCGCGGCCCTGGTGCAGCATCAGGTGCGCCAGGCGCCGGCGCGACGGCCCCCACTGGTCGAACTGGCTCGAGCGGCTGTTGACCACCCACACGTCCGGGTTGCCCTTAACGCTCGAGATGCCTCCATTCACGGCCACCACCTTGCCGCGCACGCGCACGGGGTCGGCCGGCCCCAGCGGGGCCGCGCCCAGCACCGTGACCGGGTAGCCGGCCAACTGCGCAGCCAGCGCCTGGCGCGTCTGCTCGGTAACCGCGTTCATAGCGTTGGCCGCTGCGGGCGCATCTGCCGGCCCCGGCGCATCTCCTGTTGCAGGCGCGCGCGCATCTCGTCTTCGCGCTCTTCCCCGTCCTGGGCGCGCATCGCCGCCAGTTCGTCGAAGTGGTGCCGGTCGTAGGCGTAGAGGTAGGTCGGCTGCAGGAACGAGCTCGAGCCGTCGACCACCACGTCCACCCCGAGCCCGCGCGCCACGCCCATCCAGTAGCCAATGTCCCGATGCAGATGCTGGTGGTTCACGCCACGCGGCTGGCCGATCCCGTTCAGCACGATCGTGTCCGCGCCCTCGACCAGCGCAAACGCCAGCATCATCCCGACCTGGCTGTAAAACATCTTGGTCGGGCCGGGCGCCTCGCCCCAGCGCTCGCGGGTCGGGAACGCTGCGCGGATGGCGTCGATCGGGAACCGCGTGGCCCCCGGCACCATCTGGAACCGCTCGAGCGCCAGCGCCTGCTGCGTCTTGTGCTGCTCGGGCGCCTGCAGGTAGATCGGCCGGCGCCCGTCCTGGGCGCAATACCAGCGCCAGGCCTCGGGCCGGCGCTCGGGAATGCCCGGGAAGTCCTTCGTCTTGACCAGCGGGTGCACGTCCACCCACCGGTCCCAGTCCGTCAGCTTGCCGCCCCAGTAGCGCACATTGCAGCGCGTGCAGCCCCAGAGCTCGGCCGCCCGGCCATACTTCGGGGGCCGCGGGTCCCCCGTGACCTGCGCCCCGTGAATGATGATCGTGTGCATCGTCGGTCCACCGAACCCCCGCGCCGGACTGCCGACAGCGCGGGGGCTCGCCACACCAGAGCTAAATGCTGTAGCCCTTGGCGTAGGTCATCCAACTGCCCACGTGCTCGGTCGGCACGATGTAGCAGCTGACCGTGATCGTGTCGTCGGTCCCGAGCTCGTAGCGCGCGCCCAGATACCGCAGCGCGCCGGTCGACTGGATCGCTTGCGGGATCGGGATGTCGAACGCCGCGCCGGCCGTCAGGGCCGCCGCCGGGATCCGGCGCTTGATCAACTCCACGTGGCTCGAGAGGTTCGCATTGGCACTGGCCACCGCGATCACGTCGAACGTGTCGGTGAAGCTGCCGCCATCCGCCGCCGCGGCCGTGATCACCACCACGATCAGCGAGAGTGGCGTGCCGGTGCCGATCCGGTGCTTCGGGGTGATGTTCCCGAGGTCATACGAGAAGTCGCTGTAGGCGTCGGCCGAGGTGACCGCCTGCGCCGTCGACAGTTCCGCGAGTTTGTCAAGGATCATGGCTGGCTCCCTACACGACCACATCTTCGGTGGAGAGGATCGCGTCGACCGTGCGGATCGGCGTGTCCCCAAAGACCATCGTCGGCTTGCCGGCGACGTTGTCGAACGTCAGCCCGCCGCCTTCCATCACGTCCGACCGCACTTGCCGGCGCATGAACCGCTTCACGGTGCGGTTCGCATACCAGACCCGGCGCCCGAGGCTGTTCGGGATCCGCTCTTCCGCGTCCCCCATCAGCGTCATCAGGTCGGCCGCGTCACTGACGCTCGAGAGGTTCGACACGTCGATGTTCGCGATCCGCACGATGTAACGGTAGTCCTTGACCGCGATCCCGGCCTTCCACATCCAGTGGTCCCGATACGCGCGCATCAACGCCCCCGTGACCCCGTTCGCGTTCTCCACCGTCTCGATCCCGAGGTCTTCGTGCGACAGGCCCGCGGTCGAGCCCTTCGGATAGATCCCGGTCACCGTCTCTTCGGACCACGCGATCAACCACATCGAGGTGTTGTCGGTCGAGCCCGTGCCGCCGGCCTTGATGATGTTGTCCCCGTTGCCGGCGGTGGTGTCCGAGTAGCGCACCGCCAAGCCAATGAATTCCTCGGGCGCTGACGCGGTGCCGTAGATCACCGTCGCCTGCATTTCTTGGTTCATGGCCTCGAGAAACGCGCGCGCTTCCGAGAGGCGCAGCGCGCCCGGGTTGCCGCCCAACTGTGCCAGCGCCACGTCCACCTGGCTGTAGGCCTCGAGCATCCCCGTTTGCTCGGTGATCTGGCCCGTCCGAGACTTGCTCGGCAGCACGCCCTGGTTGATCAGGCGCCAGTAGACGGTCGGCAGCGCCGTGCGGATCGTCGTGAGCTCGCCCGTGGTCAGGTTGCCTTCCTTCCACGTCATGTCGGCGAGCATCTCATTCGTTTGCGACAGCAGTTCGGCAATGTCCGCGATCTGCCCGTTCGGGTCGAGGCGCTTGGCCTGGTCCACCAGCGTCAGGTTCGTGGTGGCCAGCACGGTCACCCCGACCACGGCCAGGCCGAGCAGGTGGAGCCAGGCCGGGCCGGTCGAGCTCGTGGCACTCGAGGCCGCGAGAGCGGGCGCGACGGCTGCCAGCAGCAGCACGCACGCCAGAGTAAAGCGTCGGATCATGGGAGCATCCTTTGGATGCGAGGCGTTCGCAGGGGTGCTGTTCACTCCGGGGTCGTCGGGAACAGCTTGGCGATGGTGCTCTTCGCTTCGGGCGCCGAGCCTCCAACCGTAAAGCCGCCGCGGCCGTCTTCGCCCATCGCGCGCCCGATGCGCGCCATGAACAAGGCCAGCGGCGTGTAGTTCGCCAGCGCCAGGCGGGCCACGTCCTGATCGAACCGCTGCCGCTCCGGGCTGTCCGGCGGCAGGGCGAAGTCGAGCGCGCGCTTCATGTCCCGCTGCGCAGCGTCCCGCTGGCCCCCGCCCAGTTCGGCGTGGCTGTTCAATTCGGCCGTCAGCGCCTCGTGCGTGGCCTTGCGGTCCAAGATGATGTTCCCGACCTCGCCGTCGAGGTCCTCCTGGGTCCATCCGCTGGCCGTGGCCACTTGCGCGAGACGCGCCTGGTCTTGTGCCCCGATGTAGACCTTGGCCTCGTCGGGGATGGCAAACGTGTAGGTGGCAGGCACCGCCGCAGCCGGCGCCGGAGCGGCGGGCGCAGTCGGGGCCGGGGCCGCCGCCGCCGGCACGGCCGGCGCGACTGGTGCGACCGGCGCGGCCTCCGGGGCCGGCGTCGACGCAGGAGCAGCCACGGGGGCAGGCGCAGCAGGGGCAGTCGTCTCAGGTGTCATAGATCACTCGTGCTCGTGGGTCGGGGTCCGCATCGAGTCGGCCTCGACCAGTAGTTGCCGCATCTTGGTCCGGGCCTCGGCGCGCAGTTGCATCACCGCGTTCTCGTCCACGTCGTCGATCGCGCCCCAGAGGTAGCGCCCGACCGACTGCCGCCCGGTGCGACAGGCCAATTCCATCGGGTCAGGGATATACACGTCGCTGAACACACCGCTCTGGTCGAGAATGCGGAACAGCACCCGCCGCACCTCGGCAATCTTCAGCGCCACCACCAAGTCGTTCCGCTCGAGGCGCTGCCGCAATTCCTCCATGCGCGCGCCGGCCGCCACGTCCTGCGGGTCCGCGGCATTGAACGACGGCAGGTCCGGGCGCGGCACCTACATCACTCCGTTGAGGATCGCGTCGAGTGGCGAGCCTTCGGCCATCGGCTGGGCCGTGGTGGCCTGCACGGCGCTGGCCGCGTCCTTCATGGCCGCCGCCCCCTGCATCGCCTGCTGGCCCTGGTTCGCCTGCTGCTCGCGCGCGGCGGCTTCCTCGTCCGTATTCAAGGTCCTGGGGTCGGTGCCGAGCGCTTCCTGATAGTTCTCGAGAATCTGGTTGAAGTTCACCTTGTGCAGCACCGCCGGCACGACCGGCGCCATCGCCAGCACCGTCTGCGTGAACCGGTCCAGGCTCGACA